TCCGAGAAAACCTCGATTCCCATGCCCTCGATCTCAGGCGACACCAGACACACCCGCTTGAACGTGCCGAAAAGACCGTGGCCGGATGCGCCGCGCACACCCGGAGGCCCCTGAAGCTGTTGCTGTCTGAACCGTTTCAAAAAACCTTTGCCGATACGATCCAGCCCGTCTGCCAGCTCAAACTTAAGGACGCGGGGCGCGATCTTGATCGCCCTGTCCAGCGCCCTTGTATCAATCTCTGTGGTTAACTGCACCATGCCTACCACCCCACCAGTAAATGCCACATTCCCTCGTCGCCGCTTATGACATCGTTGATCCGCGCTTCCTGCTCGATACCTTCGGTGTCCTTAAGCGCGATACGATCGTCTTTTTTATTGACCGAGGCAATGCCGGTTGCCTCATCCCGGGCGATGAATATTTCCGCCTGCTTCTTGAGCGACCGGTATACGTTCTCCTCGGTCGGCGACAGTTCATACCGGACAACCATAGCTTGGATAGTCTTGGGAACGCCACCTCCGGCCGTGTAAATGATTTCCTCGGCAAACTCATCCGGATTCAAAAACACCGGAGCATCACCGGCTATCCGATCCTTTAAGCTCATTTGAACACCTTCCCGGCTATCATTTCCGCGAAATGAAACGCGAGGGTCACCAGTCCTCCGCCGAAACTGACAACCGCCAGAAAATAAACCGCCTGCTTGAACTTATCCGCCCACTCGGAACTTTCCTTGACCAACGGCATGAACTCGTCCATCTTTTCTTTGATCTGGCAAATCGTTTTCGACAGCCCGTTGTCGATCCGGTCTTTGATGTGTTTTACGTCGCCGGAAAGTTCGACGAACCTGATATCTCCGTCCCGTAGTTTCTCTTCATGCTCTTTCAACTGCGCGCGAAGAAGTTCGTTTTCCTTAGCAACGGATTCGTGCCGCTCCCTGCAGGCTTCCCTCGTTATCATTTCATCGCCCATAGCATTAAACCTTTTCTTCGATAATCTCCCGGGAACAAGGTAAATTCTTTCCCGATTCTTGGTGACCGCATACATGGATATAAGCCCTGTACTTTTTATCCTTAAAGCCGGTCTTGACCTTTTCGTAACGCGATAACGCATCCGTCTTCCCGATGATTTCTTCTTTCAGAAGAATCGGATCCTTATCCGCTTTCGTTTCCTCGGATACTTCTTCGATTTCCAAAAACCTTTTTGTTTCCTTGGCTGACATCTTTCACCTAAACCATTCGATATTTTTTCTTGAGCCACATAAACAGGATCCGAACCTGCGCGTCAGACAGCGCCTTTTCGTAAACCCTCGCCCAAGCTACCTCTCCCGGGAAATAACCGGAGTTCACCGGATTGTAACCGACATAAAAATTCGTAGGCCCGTCCAGCCGCGGCCGGTCAAAACCGGCACTCGCCGTGTTAGTGCCTTTAAGTTTCCCGTCCAAATAAAGCCGGACTTTCCTGTCTGACGAATTAAAGCTTCCGACAACGAAGTACCAGCGGTTCAGTTTCGGGGCATCTGTCGAAACCTGCCTCTCCTCTATGCCTGAGCCGTTTGTCACTTCGACGATAACCGAAACGCTGTTCTGATTGATGTAGTACCGCAAGACCGCGCCGCGTCTTAAACTGCCGTCGGACGTCCAATACCAGTTCCCCATTATTCCGTCCGCGTTAACCGTGTCCTTTATGGAACGCTTATACAGCGCGCATAACGAAAACGATCCCGCTATATTCTTAAACCGCTGGAAAGTTCCGAAATCGACGCGGTCATCGATACCGTCGAACTTCAAGAGGCTGGTAAAAAACGGGTCGCATGATCTGGATGCGCCTGTAATCGTCCCGTGCTGTCGGTATCCCGACTGATCGAGAACCTTATTCCCCGCGTTCTCGCTGAAATCCGCATCCAGAATAACTTTGTTGCGGATGTCGCGCAGTCCGGCGATTACCGGAGGGATATTGCGCATGGATACGACGGCCGGGTTTTGTTTTTCCATTACCTGCATCGCTTCCTGCCTTTTATCGTTTATACCGAACGACGTTAAACGGCCGGATCCGTATCCTGTCGATTTTCGGCGACGTTCCGGACGACCCGTCACAGCGCAAATAAAAATACTTCGCACCCAGAACCGATAACGTCATTTTTAAATTTGAATTCACCGTCACCCTCTGCCCTTCATGAAAAACGTGATCCGCTTCGTCCTGCCCGAACAGCGGCGTTATATCCCACTCCGGCGACGTCCCGCTGAGCTTGACAAATATTTCGATAAATTCATAACCCGTCAAATCGAAGCAGTTGTCGTAGTTAGCAGGATTGCCCGCGTCATCGGCCGTCACGTTTTCCCTGACGGTAATAAAAGGCCCGAATTCAAGACTCGAAAACTTTCCGGGGTCTACTATCGAATAAGGTCCGTTCATTGCATCAACTCCTCGTTAAAGAAACAAGGGGGGCATAACGCCCCCCTCGTTTTATGCGATCTTCAAAAGATGAGCAAAATACGGATCAATGACCAACTCGTCCACATGCTGACGCACGCGGAAGATATCGCTCCGGATTTCCTCAGCCCTGTACTGCTCGACAACCGCGTTCTCCGGACTGTCGGACACCCACAGAAACGTCCTGCCCAAGCCGGGCTGGGAAAGGTCCTGCCCGTCCGTTATCACAAGCCCCAGAAGCGCGTACAGATCGCTCCAGATATCGCCGCTGACGAACGGTTTGCCTTCTTTCGCGGTATTGCGGATCGCCTTGCCTTCGAAGATGTACTTGATCCCGAAAAGATCGGCGAGCGCGGTTCTAACCTCCGCATCGGTCGGCCGGGCCGTATACTTGATGAGATCGATGATCTCGGAGTTCGCCTTGAGCCGTTCGATGTTGGTCGAACTTAGAACCAGCGCGTTCGGCACGATGCCGCAATTCGCGCGCACCTTGGACTTGGCGTCCCTGACCTGCTTGACCACCTTGGTCGCGATATCCGACCACGGATTGGCCGAATGATCCGTATACAACGCAGACCCAGCAAAAACGCCCGTATCGAACAACAAGTCCGCGATACGTTTTTCCTGCGCCTGAAGGACGCGCCGGGTCGTGATCTTGCTTGTCACCAGTTCCGCGTCGAAGTCGCTGGCATACATCGCCCGCTCGGAATCGTCGAGCGCGCCTTCGAGCCCGTGCTCCTGACAGTTATACGACTTGTCCTTGGCGCTGAACCCGTCGCGGTTGTAATTGCCCCGCGTCGCGCGCTTGGTGTCCGCGTCCCGGGTAATACTTTCCCGGGTGATCGCGGGGAAAACGGACTTTTGTTTCTGAGTCCTGAAAATCGGCAGGACCTGCGTGCCGATAAACTCGTTTTCCTGCTCCACGTATTCCATCACGGCAACACCCAGATCCATTCTCGGCGTCGCCCTTGTTCCCGAATATTCCACTCCCATGGTAAACCTCCTCTTGACGTTTTTATGTTAAGCCAACAAACCTTCGATGACTTCGAGATCGTTTGCCGATACTTCCAGCGCTTTCCCGATGATCGACCCGCTCACCGTCGCGCTGATCTTGCCGTCGTTGGCGCCGTAGAAATCCCCGCCCGCGCTAATAGCGCCGTCCGCCACCATCTTGAACGTCCTGCCGGTCGTCTTGAGATTGACCGTGACAAAATCGTTCTGAGCGGCCTTGGCCGCGGTAATTCCGATAAACGCTTCCCCGGCATCGGCGTATTCGACCTGCGAACCGCTTCCGGCGCTCAATTTGACCCTGCGGAACGCCTCAAGGTCTTCCCCTGCGGTAAATGCTTTTGCTCCCAAATTTTCCTGTGACATCTCATGCCTCCTTGTTTTTTTGAGCGGTCGCCTTTAACGCGTCGGTCATGCTTCCGCCGTGTTCCTGTTGATATTTCTTCGCCCGTTCCAGATGCGTCGTCGGCTTCTTTCCCGGCGCGTCTTCGGCATCAGGCCCCAAAGGCGGCACCGACGCTTTCTGCAGGCCTTCAAGCTGTTTGTCCTGAAACTTGATCACCGCGTTTTCGAACGTGGTGCCGCTTTCCACCGTTTCGAGAGCGAGATCACCCATGTCTTTGAAGACTTTCGATTTCTTCAGGATTGCGACAGCCCGTTCGCGCTCTTTTTTGATTCCCTCTTCAACCCCGAGCGCGTGTACGGAGTTGTAAAGCGCGGAGTGTTCCGCCTTGAATTTTTCCAATGTGAGTTCTTCAGACATTTGCTTTTCCTCCTTTTTATTTCTTCCATACCTGTCTAAAAACACGATCACTCTTTCAACCGCCTCCGGCTGATTGAGGAATCTATCTAAAAAGGCCGTCATTTCCGCCGACGGCCGGACGCTTTCCGAGAAGAACGGCATCCCGAAAAGACCGTTGTTTGCCGCGGGATCATCGACGATGTCCACGGACAAAAGCTTCTTCACGCGGATAAAGGGCGGCAAATCCTCTCCGTCCTTTGTTTTCTCGGCGCGGAATTCTTCGTCCCAATGGATGACCATTGAAGACCCGAACGCTTGGCTATCGCTTTCCGCAAGATTCATGACATAACCGGCCAAGTCGCCGTCAGGCATCTCATGCGCAGTCTTATCGATATGCAGGTCCGCGCGGACGATGTCACCGTCACGCCTGAAATTCTTCGCCCTACCCAAGAACGTGCCGAGCGCGGTGCTCGACATATTCGGATGCCCGAACCGCGATTTGACCCCGGCCTTTGCCTTATTCCCGAATTCAACGATCGAATCCAACGCTATGTCATCGAACTCCCCCCTTTCGTCATGCGTGACCCCTTTGGTCACGACAGCAAACCCTTCAATAGCCTCTTCCTTACGATTAACGCGCACATCGCCGCTTCTGACGACATCCGCTCTAAAATAAATGTCTTTATTTGCCATCTTTCACTCCCTCGGATTCATGGATCGAAACATCAATCTCGACCGGCATTGCCATTTGCGTTTTTGCCCCCAGCAGGATCTTCTTCGATCTCTTGGCCGGTATTTTTTTGCGTGTCTTTTGTTTTGTTTGCATCCTGCACCTCTATCCCAAGTTTTTTCATCTTCTCCTGCTCGCGCTTACGCTGTTCGAAACATTCTTCCCAGTCCTTGCCATCCTGCGCGTAGAGATCAGAATAGGTCACGATGCCGTTTCTTAAACCGACCTCCGCGGCCTGCGCTTCTTTAAGCGGATCGACCCATTCCCATCCCGGCGCGATCCACGACGCGCTCGTCCACCGTTGCCGGTTTTCATAAAACGTGTCCGCCTTAAGTTCTCGTTTGAGATACGCCTCTTCCAGCACCATGTCCCAGACCGGTTGGCAGAATTTCTGCGCCAGCCATTCCTGCCGCATCCGGAAATAACGCCGCGCTTCAAGCAGAGCCGCCCGAGCGCTGGAATAATTCGTTTTCGAAAAGTCCTTGGCTACGAGTTCGTACGGAAGGCCCAGCGCCGCCGAAATTGCTTTCAGGATGCGGTCGACAAACGGCTCGAAACTCGATCCCGGCCGCTGGGGATTAAACGAAGTGATGCTTTCGCCCGGCATCAAGTGCTTGATCATGCCCGGCTCCATACTTTCGATAAACTGCCCGGCCGCGTTCCTCTCGAAAGCACCGCCTGCCGACACATCCATGGACGCTTCCGAAGTGATGAAAAGCGAGAAACACGCGGCGATCCTCGCGGCCACGAGTTCGGCTTCCGCGTATTCCCCGAGATCCTTAAAATAAGATAAAACCGGCGCAAAGAACGGCACCCCGCGCGTCTGTCCCGAACGCAAAACGTAGTAAAGGTGGAAGACATTGCGCCTGCCGTATTCATTGAACGCCGGGACCTCCATAAATTCTTTTTCCGCCCGTTTGGCGTAAAGAATATCGCCGGGATGGGTCTTCTGAATGAAGTAAGAAACTGCCTCTCCTCTTTCGCCGATGCGCACGCCCGATCTGATCGATTTATCGCCTCTTTTTTCCGGAGGGGTATCCAGACGGTCGGATTCGATAACCTGTAAAGCTATCCTGTAAGGACGCGACGGATCATCTATCATCGTAGGAACAATCAAAGCCTCGCCGTTTTCAAGAATTTGCCGGTCGACAAGCTGTTGGATCTCGTAAAAATCCATACGCCTTCCTGCATCGGCAAACGGCGTCCAAAGCTTCCAGACGCGTTCCGCGTCCTTTTGAAACTTTCCGGCCGAGGTATCATCGATGCCGAGTTGTTCTTTATCGACACGCGACTGCGGACGAATCCCTGAACCGATCACGTTGACTGTCATGGTGGAAGTTATGCCTGAAGCGTGAGCATCGTTGCGGTTTAAATCGCGGCTCCTCTCGCGGATGTCCTTCAATTCCGGAAGAAGGTCCGTATCCGCGGATCCGCCGCCCGGAATCCATGACGACCGTAACCGGTCACGCGATGCGCCTTTATAAGAACTGAATGATCTGGCAACTTTGATAGCCTCGCGGTACATGCGCCGCTTGAGGCCCGCACGAGGTGAGAAAAAAGAAATGAAACCGTCCAGACGCTCGGATAATTTTTCCGTCAACGGCGTTTTCATGACGGCCTCCCGAATGAAACGAAGGTAGTCGTCCCGCCCGAACCGGCAATCTCGCGCCTGAGTTGATCGCGTAATTTGTAGAGATCCTGAAGCGGGATGTACTGAAGGTTGCGGCCGCCGATCGAATACGACTGCACCGCGCCGCCGGTTATCCGGGCGTTAATCGCGGTCTCGACGTTATCGAGCATTTCCTGCTTTGTAGGTGCGGCCATGCGTCCTCCTCAAAAACCCAATAAAAAAACCCGACTCCCCCTTGCGCAAGGAATCGGGTTTTTACTGCCTATTGGGCGCGGCAACAGTGATCAGCTGTCCCGCAACAAACTTGTTTTCTTTTATATTACCTGAACACAGTCTTTTAACAATGGGGTCGTTACCAAGATTTGGAATAATTCATTTTTACTTCTCGCTTTCTTCAACGCTCTTGAAACACGTTCCGCAGTCCCTGCACCGGTGATACCGGATCGGAAGACGGCTGGCGTAACACGTGATATTTTTACTTTTGCATTTCGGACATTTAACCGGGATAAACCTGACACCGTATTCCAGACTTTCATCGTTCGGACGGCCGCGGGATTTCTCCGGAGGCCGGGAGTCACCGTGGTTCGGGAGCCAGTTTGTTTTTCGTTCTATCCATCGCCCCATTAAATCCACGATCCTTTCGTTTTGCGAAGCCATCCTCCCCTCACCGATTCTTCCGTGACCGGCTGATGAACCCGCGGGGCGTCTTCCTTGCGCATATTGAGGGCCCGGATGATATCCGCGGCCGCCAGCGCATAGACTTCCGCGTCCAAGTAGTGATTGGCCGCGGCCTCTTTCTTTTTTTGCCAGACTTCCTTGGCCTTGCCGGTTGTTCGGTTGCGGAT